GCTGATACTGGATGAATTGATAGCTGACGCGGAGAAGTTGAAATAAAGGGGATGAATCGTCGAGTCTAGACCTTTAAAACCGTTGTACGGCGTGCGCCATGTAGCTGAGATGGCAGCACCACCTTCAGACGCATCGTTTCTGGCCGCTGGATTATCCTTCTCGTAGATGGTCCCGTTGTAGTGCCCAGCGAATAGTCGCCGGTTTTGAGCAATCGTAGCCACGTTGCATTTGTAGCCCGAAGGATTGGCAAGCCAGCATTCTCGCTTTGAATCCCAGATGATGCAGTAGTTGTTTGTTGTGGCTGAATCAAGACTCACGTACCAGTGAATCTGCTCCATAGCCTGGTGATAGATGCCGTGTATATAGGAAATGCGAAGCGTGTTAATCCGATCCCAAAGAGGATCGATGGATTCTGGGTAATCGGTAAAGTTGATGCCATTCCCCGTAGACTTCATGCGGCGTCCAGGAGTCACCAAGTAAATCGTCCCGTTTACATCGACGGCAGCATTGCGGCCAGCCACGCCAACACCCTTGGTTCGATCTGCGATAGGTCACCAACCACCAGCACGTGCCCTGGCGGGGCCATGATGGATTCTCGGAGGAAGCTGCCACGTTTCAAGTTCTGCATGTTGATGGCGCTACCCTTGCTGGCTGTGTACCTGCCGGTGTTAGCGCCGAAGTAACTCAGCGGAACGGGTAGACGACCACGGTGGGCGATGTCGAGGAACCGCTGTGCTCGGGTGCGTTCGCTTGTGGACTTCACCCGCATACGGGCTTCGCATAGAAGCGCAACTTCTTCGTTATCCCCGTTGCGCAGCGCAAGGAACAGCGCGTCGTTCTTGGCCAGGGCGAATGTCTCAAGGCCAGTCGTTTTGCTAATCTTGGTTGGCGGCGTAGCTCCGAGCGAGGCCAGCAGTTCAGCAAACTTTTCATTAGACGCAAGCGCAGCTTCGTCCACGCCGAGCCTCTGTAGTAGTGCTTCACGGGCTTCCCTTTCTTCTACGATGGCCTTGGCCAGCATCTCTTTGTCGAGCACCAGCAGCGGGCGGGTGTACATCTTGAGGGTCAGGTCGATGAGGCGTAGCTCCTTGGTGGGGTAGCCCTCGACCAGCCGGTTGAATACCTCCTCACAAAGGAAGACGTCGTGCTTGCAGTAGTCAGCCAACTCCACTTCGACGTCGAACGAAATCGCATCCAGCATCCCGTCTGTGCTGTGCACCGCCTGTCCCTTGGGCGGTAGCCCGAAGTCTTCAGCGAGCTTGGCCAGACTGTTGCCTACCTCGATGCCGCGCAGCGCACGAGCCATAGACAGCGTGTCGAAGATGAAGCACGGCTGCACACCGTAGCGCCAGGACAGGATCGTCACATCGAACTGGGCGTTGTGTGCGAGGACGGCAGTCTCCTGCCAATTTATTCCATCAGCCCACGTCTGGATGTCCTTGCCTCGAACCCAGGTGGCTGAACCTTCCTCACCTAGTTCTTTCCAACACAGACCCCACGCCTTGAACCTGGGGTCACGCACATACTCTTCGGTGGTCATCTTGGAGAGGGTGTATTCCCGTCTGTCCCACGCAGTTTCAAAGTCGATGATCAGCACCCTCTTGAAAGGCAGTCTCAATGTTTCACCTCGCTGTCGGCTGAGTCTTTGGTTTGTTGGAAGATGTAGTGCGACGCATCGACAAGCTCCGCTGCCTCATACCAGGTGGCGTTGATACCCAGCGTATGCAGGTAGTCCTTGTCGTCCATGATGAGCAGCACACCACGTGTGTCCTCCTCGATGAAGGCGCGCAACACTGTCTTGATCACATGAATGAGCGCCTGCTGTCTAGCTTCGGGCAGTGCTGCGATTAGCTCATCCATGCGTGCGTAGTACGCGCGGTCATCGTCGGTCATGTGTACTCCTAGCATGTAACCACTCCTGTAGTTTGTTGATGTTGTCCTCGTTGATCACGAGGGTCGTGCCACCTGCGCTGCGGATCTTCTCCATCTCTGCTTCCTGCAGCGCGGTTGGTCTGTTCGATCCCGCCTTGCACTCAACCCCAAGGAAGTGGCCATCGATGCAGGCGATGATGTCTGGTATCCCCACTCGCCCGTAGCCGCTGGCTACAGGGAAGAAGTGATACGCGCCGTGCTCTTTGAGCAGCGCAACGCACTGCTTCTTGACCTTGACCTCGGGTGTTGCTGCCATGTTGGATCCTTGTAAGTGAGGGGGAGATGCAGATTCCTAGCCCCCTCGGTTCTAGGTTGGGAGGTTCCCGTTCAGCGTAATGGTTTCGGCGGCACTGAACAGGCCACACAGTCAGGTCACATCTGCAAGGCTAACTGTTGTGTGTTATGACGCCGCCAACTATTTCTTTTGCTCTTCTACCTCGATGAGCTTATCGAGGTAGTGACGCGCCTTCTTCAGGTCTTGGATGCCACCCTTCAGTCGCCAGCGGCTGAGGTACTTGACGGCGTTGCCATCCAGGTAGCCAAGATTCCAGTCAAGGATAACGTCCCAGGTTTCGTATCGGTGCGCTTTGTAGTGGGTGCCCGCGACTTGACGATCATTTGCTCGCTCTTGTGTGGGTTGTGCTTTGGGTTGCGGCTTAGCTTCTGGGCTGTTCCCACAGTCGTAAACCGAAACGCGCACTGAGGACTCTGACATTCAAACCTCCGTCGTTTCAGACCATCTCGGGTTGCTCTTGTTTCAAGGGTGCGGGCGTCGGCTCCGCAGGTTGGGCACTGCATAGGGTTTGGATCAGCTTAAGTTGTTTCTTCTTTGCGCGGTAAGCGATCTGGCGTTCGGCCTGCGTCTTTCTCTGACGCCGCTTGTCCGTACCCTCACCGAGCTTGTAAATCTTAGCCAGATCCCTGCCCCTGTTGTCCTTCTCCCAGCCAGCAATATGGGCGGCACCCGCGCGGTGCAACTCCCTGGTGTACTGCAGCACAGTCACGTAGTGCAGGCCCGTCATGTCTGCCAACTCCTGGCAGGTGTAGGTGCCCTCAAGCAGCAGCTTGATCAGTTGTGCCTGCAGGATCGCGTTGAGTTTGATCATGCGTTTGTTCTTGGGTGGTGTGTTCATTGAGGTACAGATTGATTTGTCGGGCCAGTTGGTCTGGGTTGATGGGCTTGCGGCCTGTCGGTGTGTTGATCTCCGCCCCACGCAGGTAGGCGTGGCAGAGTTTGAGGAGTTCTTCGGCGGTCATGTCCTGCTCCTGATCTCTGCTGCTATGTAGGCCATCTCCGGCTCACTTGCGAGGCTGTTGTACCAATCATCAACAACCTTCGCGCATTCCTCACGCTCATGCGCGGCAACAAGGGCGGCGAAGCGTTCGACCGATTCTTTATGGCCCCACGGTTTCGGTGTAGACCCACTTAGTCCCGCCTCCTGCGCCAGCTTGGCGATCAGTTCACGATCCATATCAACCCCCTAAATATCCATGCCGCTGCAACGAGCAGCATCCAACACACAAACATCCCGAAGCAAAACTGGGTCATGCAAGTGAAGAAGAACTTCAGGAAGTCACGGTCAATCATCTTCATCCTCCTCATTCAGTCCGTAGTCCTCCAACTCCGGGTAGTCAGGGTCACGGGGGTCGGGGTGTGCTGCCAGGTGGCCGCGCGAGTCCCGGCGTAGCTTGTCCTCCAGCCACTCAACTTCTGCGCCTTCGGGTATCTCTGTCATGACAGTAACCCCATCGAGTGCAGCGTGTACACCAGCGCACCGAACAGGAACATCAGCGCAACCACCACGCCGACCAGCCAGCCCAGGTCATCGAGTCCATCGTCTTCGTATCTGTGCATCATTTACCTCCAAGGGATAACCAAAAGATTAGAAAGGCGATGGCCGCAATGACCATCGCCACAGTCTTCAGCAAATCAAACCAGTTCACTCGGGGATTGGGTAGGTTAGGTAGTCAGGCAGCACCAGCTTGGCGATGGGTTTGTTCTCAGCAAACAGACTGATGGCACGCTGCACCTTCTTGGCTGTCTCGATACGGGCGACGCCAATGTACGCAGACGAGCCTGCCTGCAGCAGGTACTCACGCAGGCGGATGGCTGCGTTCTCGTGCGGGCCAGCGATCTCACCGTGGATCATGATCTCACCGAACCGGGCAAGCACACCACGGGGAACACCCGCAAGATCAGCGCACACATAGTTGGCCAGGACTGTGGCAGTGGTCAGGTTGCGCCGCTTCTGTGGGGCCAGCGACTGGGCGAACTGCAAGTTGTCCTCGTACCTGCGGATGAACGAGTTGATCTCCACCACCGAACGCGCATGCGTGTTGGTACCCATCTTGCTGAGCAGCACACGGGCCAGGGCCACGATCTCCTTGTTGATCCAGTCCGCACCACCAGCGATACGGATGGCGTCATGCGCCATGCGGGGGGTGTGCTGGTCAATCATCTCGGCTGCAGCCCGAGGCAGGTTGGTCGTGACCGGGATCCTGATGGCCTTGTTGTACAGCGTGATGGCGTGAAGCCGGTGCTGCCCATCGGCCAGCGTCCCATCGTCATAGAACGCAATGCCCTGGTGCGAGGGAACCCACCTACCTTCGGCCATGTCCTTGGCGTAGCGGTGTGCGATGTCCTCCCGCAGGTTGCGGTTGTTATTGTTCTTGGTCAGCCAGGACTTGGCCAACGCAGGGCTGACGGTCATGATCTCGGTGTGCATTTTCTTTGTAGCCATTTGTGTTTCTCCTAAATGAAAGCAGGCTCGGCGTCCTGCCAATTGATGCGCTGCTTGCGGCGGCGCGGCTTGATGTATGGCTGACCCTTGTATGTAGGGAACGGCCACACGGGTGGCATCACTGCCTCTTCTGTACGGGCTGAGCGAGCAGCCACTTGTCTCCCAGTCTTGTGACTGAGCGTGCCCACTTCAGTTGGTTGGCACGATTGATTTCCCTGGGGATGTAGTCCATCCCCCACAGGCGGCGCGTCATGCGCAACAGGCGTGTCTTCATGCTGCCCTCCCGAAGAACAGGATTCCAAGGCGCTGCCAAAAGGAGTAGTGAGAAAAGGGC